ATTGCCAGCAACGCTGAGATTGCCTGTGGCATTTAGATTTGCACCAGTGATGTTGCCTAGTACTGTGATGCCATTAGCAGCAAAAGTGTTAGCTGACAGAGTGGTAAACGCACCCGAAGCAGGTGTAATATTACCAATAGGAATATTATTGATTGCGCCAGACGCAGACAGTTGCCAACCTTGGCCGTTCCACACCCAAGTTTTTCCGCCAAAACTGTAAGTTTGGTTCAGTGTTGGGTTGGTTGGAAAATTTAATGTTGCCATTTTTTAATGTCTATTCTAGTACTTATTTGATTTTCAAACCGCAGTATTGTCACAGACATAACTCCAACGATTGTTTGTGGTATCCCAGAATGCCATTTTGCCTGCTGGTGTTATACTATTTGACACTGTGGCAACCCATCCTGCTTGACCAGTGTATGTTCTTAAATTTGCCGCTGTGTAAACTGGCAGTTTCATAAATCCGCCAGTGTTGACCGTGACATTTGTGGCGCTTACGTTTCCATAAAGATAACTGGCATACACTGAATCATATTTCAGAGAAGATGATCCTATTTCGTAAACTCCATTAATGCTAGGCATGATACTGCTGTTGGTCTGTACATTGCCCACACCGTTTGCACTCAATACCAAGTTTTGATTGAGTGTAGTTGTGGAGATTACATTGTCTTTGAGTGATATGGTTGTGCCTGGCAAGCTGTTGCTGCCTTGTGGAAAAGGTGCGCCATTGGCATAGAAATAGTTGTTGGTGTAAACTGCATTGGCTGTCACATTGCCAGTCACACTCAAGTTACTAAAACTCAGTAGGCTGCTGGTTGTGAGTACTGTGTTGCCGTTGACTTTTAGGTTGGCACCATCTGCTGTGATCGGCAAACTGTTCAAATAGATTGTGCTGTTACTAACCCAAAGATCTTTCCATTGATATCCACTACTGCCTAAACTATAACTGTTATTAGTGCTAGGAATAATGTCTGACGACACATTGGTTAAGTCAACGTTGCCATTACCTGTTCCGCCAGAACTGAAACTTTGATAGGCTTCCATTTCAGCCCATTGGTTGCTGGTGTTGTCATTGAAGTACAAATACTGTATGCCAGTATCACTTTGAATCCATATGTCGCCAATGTTGGCAGCTAGCGGTGGCGTGGCTGCAAATGTTACAGATGTTGCACTGCCGCTGCCGTTGCTGATGCCAGTTAAGAATGCACCGTTACCGTAAAAGTATCTGCTGTAAACACTGTCAAATCTTGAATTTGCAGTTCCTAAATCATAAACAGAATCAATGCCAGGAACAACTGTGCTATCAACTGTGATAGTACCAACACCATTGCCAGCCAGTACTAATGCTAAATTTCTTACGTTTGTGGATATGCGATTGTTGCTGATTACAACCTGTGAGTCTACAGGTCCGGCCGTCCAGATGTTGGCAAAGTTATTGTTAACTGCATCAAACGCATTGCGCAGGCTTTCGCCCGTGCCATCGTTTGCCACCGCGCCGGTGTTGATTACTTGTTGTGTCATGCTGAATCTGGCCCTATTGTATATTTACCAGGACTTGTACTATGCTGACTTTGGGTCAAACGCCAAATTGACTTTGAAAATCTCCAATGTTTATACGTGAGTATCGCGGGTGTTTGTTGAATTCTGGTATGTCTGCGGTGACTGCTCCATGTACTCGAATGAAGTTTGTGTGTGGATAATCGTGCATGACTTTGAGCAACTGTTTTTGCCAATTGCCAGTGTAAGTTGGATTTGCTCCACTGCGTTTGTAGAATTCAGAGTCTGCATACACATTGTTGAATCGATCATTTATGCCAGCCATATCAAATCCCAACAAAAAAATATCCATGTGTTGATCCGACGCTGCAATCGCCGCTGCCAGGGGTCCAGAACTGTAGCCCCAATATTGGTCAGGTACACGATGTGCGCCTAGGCCTTCTAGTGGTTTTCTAGTGTAGAATTTGTTTTTTAGTGGATAGCCTGAATGCTGTATTTGTTCGCTAATTGGACGATCGGTAGCAATCAACACGTCAGGAGTAAAGTCTCTGTATAATGCATTGCAACCATAAATTGTGCCGTGGGTACGCAAGTGTTCTAAATTGACACTTTTTCGGCTTACGCCATTGCCTAATACAAATGCCATGCTCATAAAAAATCCCCCTTGTAGTTAGCAAGGAGGATAAAGGTGTCAAATCTAATTAACTTGTAGTTTTAACCACTTGTGCCAATTGCAATGAACCATTTTGAGCATTGACACTGTTTATGATCTCTGCGCCAGACCATGTAACTGAGCCTTCGTCTGTGAAGAAGTTTACAGGATAGAAGTTTTCGCTGGTATAGACGTTAGTACCAGCATTGCTTGGACTGTAGTTGTCATAAGTCATACCATTCCAGTCACGAATCCATTTGTTGCTGATATAGCTGGCATACACAGCAGCACTATCGCCTACTGAGTATTCAATACACATGTAACCTGCGTCAGGTGTGCCATCATTGGCCAATACACATTGTCCAACTGGATATGCTTCACCTGTACCAGATCCAACAGCAGTAGCAGTGAAAATATCACCAACTGCTACATTTGTTCCTGCACCAACTGCTGCCCAATCGGTAGTACCTACCACAGCAACACTATAGGCTTGGCCAATAATAAAACTTTCATCAGCTGTGGTGCTGGCAACATAAGCTACCAAAAACTTGTGCGCACCTTTTTGACGTATCAAACGACCTGCGCCTGCACCAGTTTCACTACCATCGGCTAAACTGATGTTCACTTGTGGAAGAATGATAGGATTAGTTGCGCTGGTAGCAGCAGTGCTTAACCCACCTACCACACCCAAGTAATCAGTACCACTGAGAGTTTGAATAGGTGTGTTATACACCGGATCAGTCAAACTGTCAAAATTTGGATAGCCAATGTCAATGCCAACTGCTGCCGCTGGTTGGTTGACTGTGCCATTTGCATTGATTGTGATACCTTGCGCGGTACCATATTTTTGAATTTTTAGAGCTCTTGCCATTTGATTTCTCCTTATAGAAGCCCGATGCGGGTTCTAGCCGCTACGCAGTGGTGAACTGCATAAAACGCCGTATTGCGTTGACAAGTATTTAGCGAAAATGTAAAATGGAACCAACTGCACCTTAAATATAGCCATGGATACACAACTTTTAATTGCTCAAGGCAACGAATACCGAGCACAGAATCAACCAACTGAAGCTCTCAAATGTTATGCACAGGCATTTGTTGAAGACATGGACTTGGCTGCTGCCTGGAATAACTATGGCAATGTCATGAGAGAATGTGGGCAACCTGCAAGAGCCATTCCGTTCTTACAGCATGCCATTGCACTAGAACCACAAAACGTTACTGCACATTTTAATCTAGCAGTGAGCTATTTGATCCAAGGCAATTATGCGCAAGGATGGCCACTGTATGAAGTGCGATGGAACTATGAACATCTTGCTGGCCAACTGCCCAAACACACACAACCACGTTGGACTGGACAGGATTTAAAAGACAAAACTATCCTTGTGGAAGGCGAGCAAGGTCATGGTGACAACATTCAGTTTGTGCGCTTCTTATGGAACTTGCATGTGGCAGGTGCAAAGATCAAACTCAAAGTAACAGACGGATTAATTCCTTTGTTAAGCAATAGTCCTATCATTGAAAAAGTTAGCAGCTACTTAGATGATGTTGGCGAGTTTGATTATTGGACTCCTATCATGAGCATTCCTGGCATACTAGGAATCACATTAGAAAACTTGCCAAAGCCTGTAAACTATCTCAATGTAGATATGAACAAACAGCAAGAGTGGTTGCAGGTATTAGGTCCCAAGACTCGCATGCGAGTGGGCTTTTGTTGGAGTGGGCGGCGTGACGCCTGGCTAAATCGTCACAAAGGCATGCCGTTTGAAGACATGCTAGAACTTATTCGAACAAATTCTCAATACGAGTGGGTTAATCTGCAAATTGATGCCACACCTGAAGAAGAAGCAGCGTTAGTGGCAGCAGGAGTCCGAGCATATCCTGGCAGCATCACAAGTTTTGTTGACACTGCGGCCTTGATCATGGCCATGGACGTTGTGATTGGTGTGGATACTGCGGTGTCACACTTGAGTGGATCACTGGGTCGCCCCACCTGGATCATGCTAAACTGGTTTGGTACAGACTGGCGTTGGTTGCTTAATCGTGATGACTCACCTTGGTACTCAACTGCACGACTGTTCCGTCAACCCTCAATGGGCGACTGGGCCAGCGTTCGAAAGAAAATCACTCAATATCTAAGTTG